TATATTTCGATTTTTGTAAGTTATTTTTGAACATTTCAAGACAGATTCAAAGGTGCTTTGCTATCGCTGAATAGTTACACAGAAGGAACGGGTTGTAAGCCTTTATTCCGAATATATGCCGTTACTGGACCGGTATGATGAATTGAAAACCAAGACCAGGCTGTCCTCGGACGAGCAGGCCGAACTTAATACCATCATCACCAAAATCACGGACAATATTCCCGGGGTGATAACCAAAGTGGGGGAATACGGACAGGCGCTGGATATCTCCAGCGGCAAGGCCAGAGAGTTCGTGCGGCAACAGAAGGTATTGTTGGAATATATGAACCGGGAGGCCATCAAGGAAGAGGAAGATAACCTGAAAGAATACAGGAGAAAATATCAGAACGCTCTGAAGGCGCAGCAGGCCGGAGGCGTGTATGTGACCTCTTCCATGAGTAATACCGGATATTCCACCTCCTATTTCGATAATACTCCGGGCACACTGGAACGTATTGATGATGATGTCAGGAAGTATGGCGACATGATCAAGGGGGCTGAGCTTCGTATCCGGGAACTGCGGGGTGAGAGTCTGGAGAAGTCCTTGGAGGACAACGAGAAGAGGATCAAGATGCGGGATGAGTTCATCAAAATGAACAAGAAACAGCTGGAAACATGGCTTGCAGACGAAAAGAATGCAGACAGCCAGTACAGGGACATGGCCGCCACCATTCTTTCCGGCAAATCGGAAATCCAGGCGGATCCTAAAAAAGTCAGCCAGCAGAATGCGGTCAATGCGCAGAGTGTGAAGCTGGAGGACTTGCGGAAGAAACATTTGCAGGAGCGTCAGCGTCAGGAGGAGGAACTGGAATACCGGGTAGTTCAGTCCCGTATTGACGCTATGGAAGCCGGGGCTGAAAAGGAACTGGCACAACGGGAACTAAACAACCGCAGAGAGATATCGCTTCTGCAGCGGCAGAAGGAGGACTATATTCAGGCCGTAATCCAGTTTGAGAAAGAAAAGTTCGAGGCCGAGGAGGAGCTGAAGGCGAAGAAGGACAAGCGTTATGTGAAAAAAAACTTTAACTCTTCTTCAATTTCCGTAGATACATTGGCGTTTGATACTATTATCGACAATACCACTAGACGTCATTGGAAAGAAACATTGCGTGATCAGGAAAACGCATGGGACGAGTACCTGATCAAATACGGTACTTTCCAGGGAAAAAAGGAGGCGTTGACACGTAAATACAGGGCATTGATGGATAGTGAGTCTGATGCCGGCAGGATCGCATCGCTACAAAAGGAATTTGAAAAAGTTCTGTCAGCCTTGGATGTTGACAAGTTGAAACAAGAGATCAACTGGGAGCTGATATTCGGGGATTTAAGCAAGGTGTCTAAAAAAGAGCTTGACAAAGTCCGGGCACAGTTGAAACTGTTCCGTGAATCCGATGAGTATAAGAATATGGCTGTGGAGCAAAAAAAAGTTGTTGACGAAGCTTTGGACGGAATACAATCTGCAATTATTGACAAAGGCGGACTGCTTGGTGATCTTCCTGACCAGCTGGACAACCTGAGGAAAGCCCAGGAGGAACTAGCCAAGGCTCAGGATGAATATAACATGTCCCTGGAAAGTGGAACACATGCCGAGCAGGAGGCGGCGAAAAAAAAGCTTAATACCGCTTCCCAGAATGTCTTGAATGCAAAAACAAATGTGGATAAGTCATCAAAGAAGGCTATAGACAATATAACCGGAGTCACCAACGCCATTGTACAGCTCGGGGAGGCGGACATGAGTCTTTCCTCTTTCGGGGAGAGTGTCGGGTCATTGGTTGACGTGCTCTCGGAATCCGGATCGAAGATAGGCGGGATCATTGCCGCCATCCTAGCCATACTTGACCAGATCGGTGACCAAGGGCTTGACAAATTCGTGGGGAATATACTGAAAACTGTGAGCAATGCCGTAGGAGGAATTTTCGATACGGTGGGGTCCATTTTTGGGATCAAGGGGGCCGGTGGTATTTTCCATGGCGCTGATTATTCCGGTTATAATGAGATGGTGGCGCAGTATGATAATCTACTGGATATCTGGGACGAGCTGCTTGACAAAAAAAAGGCATATATAAATGAAAGTTACGGTGCAGAAGCATCCAAAGCCGGAGAGGAAGCTCTGAATATTGCAAAAAACGAGCTGGATGTACAAAAGAAACTTGCCGAGGCACGTCTGAGTGCCGGCAGCAGTATCGGAAGTCACAGCCAGGGCTACAGGATGTGGAAAGGCTCCTACAAATGGGAAGGACAGAACTGGCGTGATGTCGCCGGGGAGATATCCAGGGAGTACGGTGTGACGTTCAACGAGATGAAGGATATGATCAATATGTCCCCGGAAGTCTTGCGGTCCATCAGGGAGAATTATGCCGGTCTCTGGTCTGTTATGGACGGAGAGTTCAGGAACCATCTGGAAAATATCATCAAATATGGCGAAACGGAAAAGGAAATACTGGAGGCGGTGAAGGAACAGGTTACCGGTATATCCTTTGACAGTTTTGAGGATTCTTACTGGGAGATGATATCCGATCTGGAGAACGGAAATGAAGAACTGGCCGAGAATCTGGAGGAACAGCTCCGCAAATCCATTATCAGAGCCATGATGGCCGACAAGTACAAGGGAGAGGTCAGAAAACTATATAAAACCTGGGCAGAATATGGTGAGGATGGTTATACGAAAGATGAGGTTGATGCATTGCGTGAGATGCAGGAACAGTTGTCTGAAGCAGTGCTGGCCGAGAGAGACAGTCTGGCGGATATCTTCGGGTGGGACGCATCCGGAGACTCTTATTCCCAATCCTCTTCCAAAGGATATTCCACCACCATGAGCCAGGAAACAGGTGAGGAGATCAGCGGACGGCTGACAGCCATGTATGAGTCTAATGTACGTTTGGAAACCAAAGGAACGGAAATGAATGCGAATATGCTTATTATTTCCACGGCGGCATTGAATATGGCAAAGGAACTTGCTGCTCATTCGGTGTGTGTCACGGAAATGCGTGATGTATTGCATGAATGCAACGATCATTTGGAGAAAATTGAGAAATATACCGGCATATTGAGCGGCATGGACGACACTCTTGCCGAGATAGAAAAAAACACAAAAGGAATGTGATTATGGAGAGGAATGCTTTTATTAATGGCAGGAATATCTGGAGTACATGGGGTGCGGAATTGATGGACGGAGCTTTGGAGGCTATACTGACACCCCCTCCTGTGAAGGACTATATCGAAAATGACAGCAGGTTGGAACATGGCATACAGATTACTTCATCGCCTGAGATCTGCAAGATGGATTCTAGGGAGCTCACCCTGCCTTTTTTTATTACGGGAAACTCGCAAAGTGACTATCTGGATAAATATTCGTCCTTTGTGTCCGAACTGGTAAAGGGTAAAATTGCACTGAAAATCCCGGCACTGGGGAAGATTTACAATTTGTACTATCTGTCTTGTGGCAAGTATGGAAGCTACGGGAAATGCCGGGGAAAGTTTATGGTCAAACTTAAAGAACCCAATCCGGGCGACAGGGAAGATATTGTATGAAAATTGAGATCAGAAATTCAACTGGTGAACTATGTTACCAGGATGTTGTCAGAAAAGGCAGCAAACGTAAGTTCACACTCATGAAGGAAGACTTCATACTTTTGAAGTTTTCCCTGAAATCCCCTGTCTTTTTCAAGCTGGGGGACTGGACGGAGGACACACGTTTCGGCCGGTTCGAACTATGCGATCTGTACAAACCCAAGTACAACAGGAAAACCGGAGCATACGACTATGAGCTTCAGCTTGATGCCTATTATTGGAAATGGAAAAACAAAATCTTCAAATATACCCCGGAAACGACCGGACAGGAGGCGTCCTGGAACCTGACCGCCCCGCTTGACGTACAAGCCGGTATAGTCCTGAGAAATTTAAAGGCTCTTGGTTACACATACAAAGGACAGGATTTTGTTTTCTCCATTGACAGTACGGTAGAGAACAAATCACAACTGATGTCTTATGAGAACATCAACATTTTGGATGCCTGTTTCTCCATGGCGAAAAAATGGGATTGCGAGTGCTGGATAACCGAGAATATAATCCATTTCGGGCGTTGTGAGTCTGGCGACGCGGTGGACTTCGAGATCGGGAAAAACGTGCAGGAAATGCCACGATCTGAATCCCGGTCCACCTATGCGACAAGAATCTATGCTTTCGGCTCGACAAAGAACATCCCTTCTAACTACCGTCCGGTTGATGAGACCGTGGTTGTGAACGGTGTGGTGCAGCGCAGGCTGATGTTACCCGAAGGAACCCCGTACATAGACGCTTATCCCAATATGACCACCGAGGAAGCCATTGAACAGGTGGTTATCTTCGATGAAGTCTATCCCCGAAGAACGGGCACCATGTCGGATGTTACTACCATCGAGGTGACGGACAAGGTGGAGAATGAGGACGGCACAACCACTGAGGAAAAATGGAATGCCTACCGTTTCAGGGATACAGGTGTTAACTTTTCCGAGAAATATATCCTCCCCGATCAGGAGCTGAGGATACGTTTCGCGTCCGGGCTTCTCAACGGTCTGGAGTTCGCCGTGAAGTTCAATCCTGAGGGAAAGCCGGAGAAGCTGGAGGACGGCGGCTGGAATCCCGATGCACAGTTATGGGAGATAGTCAGGAATGAGGACTATGGCAGACCGCTTCCCGGTGATGTGCTCTTTCCCCAGGATGGAGATGAATATGTGCTTTCCGGCTGGGACAGCACGAAAATAACCGAACTTGGGCTTGTGGGTGCCGCCGAGCAGGAGCTGAAGGAAAAGACTGAAAAGTACGCTGCCAAATCCAAGATAGACCCGAGTACCTATGGCTGCACGATGATGTCAAATGACGCATACCGTGAGGATGGCGTTCATAATATCTATGGCATCGGTCAAAAGGTCAACCTTATCAACAAGGCCTATTTCGAGAACGGAAGGCAGTCAAGGGTTATCGGATTTGAATTCAATCTTGATTTAGCTTATGATTCCCCTATATATACTGTCGGGGAAACCGCCGCCTATTCCCGTATCGGGGAGCTGGAGGAAAAGGTTGAGAGCCTTACCCTGAAGGGACAGACCTATACGGGTGGTGGTGGCAGCGGTGTGTATGTGATCGGAAGCCACGACTCCACCCCTGCGACAGACCATAACGTGTATTCCGCATTACGCTCGTTGAAAACTTTTCTTCGTAAAGATAAAGAAGATATCGCTAATGAGCTGATCACGTTCCTGAAAGGTTTTTTGGTTGGTAAGAATGGTAGTGGAATTACTGTATTGGAAGATGGTACCTCTCAAGCCGTTGTTGACCGGCTTTATGTGAAGATTAAGGCTGTCTTTGATGAACTTGAAGTGAAAAAGAAGACGCATGTTGGTGGTGAGCAGATCTTATCTCCGGCCGGAATGAAGTGTGTCCGTGTGGAGGAACTTGATGAGAGCTATCGCTGCTTTTTTTTGTCGGAAGTCGATGGAGTGACAATCAATAACGAATTTACAGTCGGTACATTAGCATTAGCCCAAGAATTTAACATTAAAGAAGGAACATCTCATAATGTATCCAACCGCTACTACTGGCGCGAGGTGACAGGAGTAGGAGCTGACTATATTGACTTGAGCAAAACCAATGCCGACAAGGACAGTGATATCCCGGTTGCCGGTGATGATATTATTGGTTTGGGACACTTGACGGATATCACTCGTCAGGCAGCTATAATCCTTTCGTCTGTTAATGAAGCTTCGCCTTCCATTATTTTCTATCAAGGTATCAACTCTTTCTCTCTTGCCGGGAAAGAAGTCATCGGGCTGGGCTTTGACAAGTCCACCGGACACGCCTATATCAATGTGTATGGTGATGCCTATATCGGTGCCAAGGATGAGAGCACTTACATCCGTTATACACAAAAAGGCGGTGTTGATATCAAAGGTATGTTCCACATCGAAAAAGGCTCCACCGGATGGCGTAACATGGAAGGGCTTCCGGATGAGATACAGGCGGCTGCCGATTTGGCCCAAAAGGCTCAGGATGCGATAGACAATGCGGCTGTCGGCTCGGTCAATCTGTTGCGTAACTCCGGGTTTACCGGAGATTATGAGAGTGAAACATTGTCCTCTGATACTCAATTGTCTGCTGATACCGATTTGTATAGTAAACAATTAAAGTATTGGACGGGTGTGGCTACCGTATCCGCGGACAGTGCTGCCGGCTCCGGATATTCTGCCGCAATCGGTAGTTTGTCCCAGTCCGTATCATTGATTAAAAATGAGAACTATGTTATATCCTTTAAAGCTAAAGGTGTGTCTGTGGCTGTTTCGTGTGGTGATTTCAGCACAACTCAGCCTCTTACGTCCGGTTATCAAAGATACACTTTCAAGTTCGCATTTAACGGTACAGGTATTTTTATGCTTAGCGGTACCGCAACCGTTTGTGACCTTCAACTAGAAAGAGGGACCATTGCCACAGACTGGAAACCGTCCATTTTGGATAACGACAAGGCAACAGCCGGTTTTCAGTCAATCAATTATATCGCCAGTGCGATCAAGGATGGATCTGTGGATATTCTTGGCGGTCTGATATTGGCCAATATGATCCAACTGGGTAATTACAAGAATGGCAAGTTACAGAAGGTCACCGCCGGAGTTAGCGGCATATACAATGACGATGATGATGTGGCGTTTTGGGCAGGAGGAAAACTGGAACAGGCTATATTGACCGTAATGAGGTTTCGTAATGACCCCGATTACCAACCCACCGATGAGGAATGGGCAAATATGGCGAACTTCGTTGCCACTCATGGTGGCGATACGTTCCTTCGTGGCTATATTTATGCCTTGGGTGGTAAGTTCCGCGGTGTGGTTGAAGCCTTGGGCGGATTTTTCCGCGGAAAAGTAGAAACATCTGTTGACGGGAAACGCATTGTCATTGATCCGGATAAAAATACTCTTGAAATGTACACGACTGAAGGACATGCCACCTTGATATTAAGGTTCGACACATCATCGGACGGATGGGAATATGGTGATTTGATTTTGCGGAAATATGCAGGGGACCTATTGATACTAGAAACGACTGTATATCCGGAACGTATCAGAATACAGAATTATGTAGAAAATACGGATATCATTCTTAATCCCAATAACGTATCCTTTTATGGTTCTAAAGGCGAAACGCTGTTAGTCGGAATGAAACCGGTATATAATGGAGTGGGTGTGTATAAGCATGTGGCCAATATTGATTGCAGTAATTGGCCGGGGAAAGATGATGTTTCGTCAGGTCAGGTATATGTGGAATATGAGACAGTAGAAGGAGTCGTGACAAACGGGACTTTAAAAGTAAAGAAGTGATATGGAACTTAATTCGATCAATAAAACAGGTACTTGGAGTGAGGCGGCAGACCGTCTTAACAACAACTTTAGCAAGACTTCTACCGAACTAGAAAAGGTCAAGCAGAACGGTATCCGCAACAAGGGATTATTTTCTACTCTTAAATTGCTGGAAGAGGCTGTTCCATCTCCTGTTGTAGGTGACTGGGCTGTTGTGGGGGATACCATACCGGGCCCTATATATGAATGCAAGATAAAGGGGGCATGGAGTCCTACAGGCACGACAGGAGGTGGCGGAAGTGTTGACTTGAACGGATACCTGACAGCCGAGGAGATAGACGATGTAACATCAATATTATAAGAGTTATGATAAGAATTAATTATCAGTCCGATTTTAAAATCATAGAGAAGAGCCTGAATGGAGATATAAATACTCCCTTCCGGTTTACTTACCGCACAGTCCTGTCGGGGTGTGTTGTTGCGGAGTTTGACGGGCACGGGTACAAGAATTGCCGCTGGCTTGATGATGGTGATCTGCTGGTCATTTTTGACAGGCATGGACTACGTCCCGGTGCTCTGTCGGTCAAACGCGAATACTATCTCTCCGATGCTGATTTTGCCGATGGTATCTGCAATCTTGTATCGGTGGAGAATACAGGTGTTATCCTCGTTGCCGGAAAGACGGATGAGAGCACGGCAGAGATCATGTCCTATCCGGATTATGCCGCATACAATGCAGTGCAGAGCGTCCCTCTGTCGGATAATGAGTATGATGATGTGCTGAGTGATTTTGTACCTCCTCTGCCACCGGAAGAGGAAGAATGATTGAATAGTTAAATAAATAGTTACATAAAATAATAATCGCCTAAGTTCCCCCGGAACTTAGGCTAATAACAGGAGATATTATGGTAAAAATGCATAAACTGACCAAGGGTGGACAAACCA